GCAGTCTTTGAACATGCGATAACTATATCATCTCCCAGGACCATGTAGTCCCGGAAAGACAATAGGGTGGAAGGAGAAACTCTCCCGACACACATTGCGGCATAAAGCACTAGTGCATGATGCACCAAAGCCATAGAGGCCCAACTAGTCAAAGCGCCCATCGGCTGACCTGTAGTATATCGTACCGTCCGGGGGTGATTCTTGAAAGCTTTAAGCGTTGATTTAGGTGACGAGAAGTCACGGTCCACCAATAGCTTGAACCATAGATCAAGGATCTTTTCAGGAAGAATATGAGAGAAAAGAGCTCTATAAAGAGCCAACGGAATTAAATCCGTTGCCGATTTAAGGTCATAACTCCATATTTCCCTATAACCTCGTGAGGCGAAATCTCGGACTTTACCTTCTTGATCGAAAGTAGCGTCTTGTGGTAGGCGGGTTAATACATTAAACATCCAATCATGGAGAGGTTTAAGGACAAAATTCGTCCAGTAGTCCACTATAGCGATGGTACGCACCTTTCCAGCAGCTTCATACAAGTTATGTAGACGCTGAAGGGTCGGTAATTTCCACCGCAGACTAACTAGGTTTAATCCTAGGAAGTCGTAGATATACTTGTAATCGAACCCAGTTTCACTGGTGGTCATTGTGACCGGAATAACAGAGGTTGTAGTCTTTAGATTTGGAGTCTTACCCAACATCTTATCAATTAACCTTTTCACTGTTTTTGACAGTGTAGGGATCGATTTGATGTATGAGTAAAGAGTTTCCTTATTAGAGGCTATAACACTGTTTGCAATCTTTTGATTTAAAGCAAACATCTTGGCAGTTTTCCTGAAATTCAGGAGAATATCCATTTGATGTGTAGCTTCTAACCACTCCCTAATATAATTAGACTTCACACCAGTGATGGTACGAAGTTGCTTTAACCAGTTTACCTTTGACTCATCAAGGAGCTCGCCTGGTTTTGCTTTTAAGGCGTCAAAAGACGCCCATAAATAAGCATCCAGACCTGCACCAAGAATTGTTACAGGTGAATTGGGGCCGGCATGAGTGGAGAAGAAGAAATGCTTGATCTTAAGATCTGGTTGTTTGATCCCCTCGAGACTAAGCATCTGCCAAAAGACATTACTGAATTTTGAGAAGAGCTCAAGTGTTGAGTTTCCTTCTAAGGGGGGATGGGGAGCTTGAATAGATCCAGACGCTAGATGTGGTTCCTGCCAAGTTCCTAGGATACCCTTGTAACTGAATAGCATAGATGTCCAAATATGGATATAATGCTTGTTTCCTGCACGGATCCCTGCCCTCACGAAGAGAGGCAGAGCCGCCGGAAGCCCCGACCGAAGTCGGATTCGGAAACCAAGAGATTGGGTGGATGTTAATTTCCGCCCTCCCAGGTAGGCATTAACCACAAATAGCATGATTTTCATTCGAGCTATAAGGTGATTGATACCGTTTCTTTTCAGAACTTTTGTTAACCATAGAGCAAAGGAATTTGCTTCCGTACGGTGAACAGTGGTCATCGAGGAGCCACGGCTCCACCACGACACAATGTCGTGCCATGATGTGAACCACTGTCTGATATTTCTAACAGACAGCTGGACCATCGAGATTCCTCTTGAACCTGCTTGAGTCGAATTGGATACCTTTCTGGATCCAATGAAGCTCTGCAGCTTACTACTGAATAAAGTCAGTAGACGCTTTTTACCACGTTTACCCGTCGAGGTTTGAGATCCTAAATTTAGGACCTCTCCCCAAGGCGAGTGTGACTGGGAAGGGCGAGGAGGGGAATTTTGAGAGTTTTGACCGGAAGGAGTATCATTGGCATCGGGTTGTGTCTCACTAGGGCCCGCAAGAACCTTTAGGGTTCGATTGGACGTAATGGCGACACGCACCATTACAATGTAGTCCTGCTCCGAAAGGTACAGGATGACTCCGGGATTAACCGGGTCTACTACAGCGTAGTTGCCAGCTTCAACTCGTTCCCAGTCTACTTTCGGAAACAATTTATGGTTCTGTAAGAGATGACGTGGTGCAGAGGAACTGAAAGGTCTAGTAAAGAAAGTGTTGAAAAACATGACTATTTATTAGATTTTGAGGAACCTTGACTTACCTTTTCTTCCTGGAAAGGAAGAGGGGTCAGGTCGTGTGTAGCTTCACTGTCCAGTAGTTTCACAGCCACTCGATTA